CAGGCAGAATACAGATAAATCTCCGTTGCCTAAAATTTGATTGGCATCAAACGTGGCTACTAGAGGCAAGGAATACACAGGAGTATAGATATTCCAAACAGCAGGCGGATTTGGATCATCACGAGATCCCTGGGGTGGTTCGCCAGGCACATTGCCAGTTGTTGTGGACAAGGCCACATAAGCATTGCTTTGATAGGAGACAAGATTACCAGCAAAATATTTTGTAAAATCATCATAGGTTGGTAATGACCCACTAGCAACCACGCTGGTAATATTTGCGCCACTGGGCAATACGCTGGTAATTGCTGGAAAATTTGTTGACCCAAGTGTCAATAACGACACCAAGGTTGATGATGTGACAACACTATTGCCAGCAGCCACGGCATTGGCCCAAACTCCTTGCAGTGCACTGACAACCGGCACACTGGTATAGGTGCTAACAGAATTGCTTAGGCCAGTAGGCACTATCAAGGCCACACCAATGTTTCCACTAGGGTTAGGGAAGAGGCCTGCGCCAGCAATACTCATCACCGGTGTCAACTGTGCCATTTGTTATTCAACCACCAATAAGGGTATCTGCGCTACCGCCTGCTATTGCAGTGCACATTGATAACGAATCACCGATTCGTGCCGCAGGCCTGCCACCAATTAACACAGTGGCACTACCACTGCTGATAACTGCGGTATGCGGGAAACATTTTTTTGCCGGTTGTAAATGTGGCATCACTGCATCGCCAAGGCAGGCAGCGGGTCTGCCGTTTATTAACACTGTGGGATTACCAGACATTATCACAAACGGACTGCAATGCGGAATACAGGGGTCACCTAATCTTGCGGCTGGGCGCATTTTGCTCTCTCCATTAACTGTTTAAATTTATCTAACCAAGAATCAATCTCTTCGTGTTGCTCGTGTGTGTGCGGCCCGGGTGGAATCTCAGGCACAAACTGAATTAGATAATCAAACTCTTCTGGTATGTCTTCAAAACGTTGATACGTTTCAAGTTGACCATCTGTCATAATGACAAAACAATGCGCCATTTAGCCAGTTAAAATTTGCTTGCCTACTGCAATACCTGTAGTAGCTTGAATATAGCTACTCTTAACATCTTCACGAGTTTCGGCCATCATAGCCCAACTAGAATTATTTAGCCTGACATTTTTGTCTTGATTTGAACTGAACAAACCTGGAACCATTTGCAAGCCCTGCGGGCTTATTACAGTGCTAATGGGTTGTTTGATGAGCATATGGTCAGCATTGACTTCGAGCACCTTGGCCACAAACTCTTCGCCAGACAGTAGTTTAAAAGTGTAAATTTCGTTAATTTCGGGTGTCATAAGTTTCCTAAATCAGTTAAACCCAGACGTTGATTAATATCGCCTGCGTTCAACTTACTTAGGCCTTGCCAGCCACCCTCCACAAATAATTCGCCGTTGTGATAAATTTGTGGCACTGTGCGGTGCCCGGCCGTCATTATGAACTCACGTGCTTGGGGGTTCTCTTCGATGTTGATTTCTTCAAAGGGAATGTTTTTAGACTTTAAAAAGTTTTTGGCCTGCACACAATAAGGGCAAACAGTCTTGGAATATATAGTAAGCATTATAATGAAAGTCCCGATAGTGTTGTTTCTGTCACATCTTGTTTGGTTCCGCCAATGATATAGCTGGAAATTTCTGTTTCTTGCGGAGCAACTTGCACATCCGATCCAGCGATCCATTTGGCTGTCCAGGGCAATGTATTTGACCCCCGAGCACCTGGGCTGGGCAATCCAAGCGCCACCATTCGCTTGTTGGCAACCCAGTCAACATACTCGCAGAGTAGCTGTTTGTTAAGTCCAATCATGCTGCCATTTTTAAACAAGTAGTGTGCCCAATCTTTTTCTTGTTGCACAACTTGTTGGAACATCTTGATAACTTCGTCTTGGCATTCTTCTTTGATCTTGGCAAAATCAGGGTCGTCAGTTGGTAACAACTTCAATAATGTCTGTGTGGAAGCAAGGTGCACATTTTCATCACGACAAATCAACTTGATAATCTTGGCATTGCCTTCCATTTTTTTGAGTTCAGCAAAGGCCCAGGAGCAGGCAAAACTCACATAAAAACGAATACCCTCAAGAGCATTGACTGAATTCAAGGCCAGCCATAACTTTTTCTTGAGTTGATATTTGTCCACTGTGACTGATTTGCCATTGACTGTATGATTGCCCTCACCAAGATATTGGTAAGCCAAGTTGGCTTCAATCAAGTCATCATAGTATTTGCTAATGCTGTTGGCACAGGTTACAATCTCGTCAATGTCCAACAGTTTATCAAACACTTCGCTGGGATCGCTGTAAACATTACGAATGATGTGAGTGTAACTGCGACTGTGTATGGTTTCGTTAAACGCCCAGGTCTCAATCCAAGTTTCAAGTTCGGGTATAGTTGCCATTGGCAGGAATGCCAAATTGGGACTGCGTCCTTGAACACTGTCTAGCAAAATTTGACGTTTGAGGTTGCTGGTAAAGATGTGTTGTTCATTGTTGGTTAGATCTTTAAAGTCTTTGGCGTCACGAAGAACATCTACTTCTTCTGGCCGCCAAAAGAAACCCAACTGCTTGTCGGTTAGTTTGTCAAATTGACGATATTTCAATGTTTCATATCGCTGAACGCCCACAGGACCCATGGGGTCCAAAAATGCAAGACTAGAGGTATGATCACGGTTTTTAATTATATTGAATACAGACATTTTATTTCCCAGTTAAATCTTGCAACTATCACAATCTTCCACATCGTCGTTTAGGAAAGGGTCAACACTTTCAACCAGCATAGATTTGCCTTGGTTGAGTCGATCAACATCAATTTCGCCTGACCCATCATAGGTGTTGAAGTAATACAATTGTTTTCCACCATATTTGTAGAACATGATTAAATGCCGTAGCATGTCGCTCATTGGAATTTGTTCTTCATCATAATGCTGAGGATTATAACTGGTGTTGACACTGATGCCTTGGTCAATGTATTTTTGTAAGATTGCACAGATTTTTAAATAGCCCTCAGGCGATTTTTGATCCCATAATAATTCGTACTTGTTTTTCAAGCGGCGATATTCGGGCACAACTTGTTTGAGTACTCCATCCTTGCTTTGTTTGATTGAAACATAACTGCGTGGAGGCTCAATTCCATTTGTACTGTTGCTGATTTGTGCACTGGTTTCTGCCGGCATCAATGCCATCAATGTACTGTTACGGATGCCATACTTTTTAAGTTCTTCGCGCAGTCCCGGCCAGTCAACTGCATCTTGGTGAGGTACTAGTTCATCAACTTCTCGCTTGTAAGTGTCGATGGGTAGAATACCTTGATGATACTTGGTCTCGTTGCTTTTTGGGCAAGCACCAAATTCTTGTGCCAAATTAACCGAGGCCTTGATAAGGTAATAACTCCAGTGCTGTGCCCACTCGTCAATCTTGGACAAGGTTGCTGGATTACTATAACTCAGATCGTTCTTGGCCAACCAATAGGCCAAATTAATAATACCAACTCCCAACGGGCGACGATTTTCCGTGGCCAACCGTGCGGCAAGAATTGGATAGTGTTGATAACTCAATAGTGCATCGAGACCACGCACTGCAAGATTACAGGCCTTTTCCATGTCTTCGGGATCACGGAACACACCCCAATTAACAGCACTGAGTGTACACAACGCAATCTCGCCATTGGCATCGTTAATGTCATTTAGTGGTTTTGTGGGCAGGTCAATTTCTGAACAAAGATTACTTTGCCGTATTGGCGCCAACTCAGGAATAAAGCTACCATGAGTGTTGGCATGGTCTACATTCTGCAAATATACACGGCCAGTGTCTTTACGTTCTTGCATAAAAGCCGCAAACAAATCAACTGCTTTGATTTTCTTCTTGCGCAATTTTGTATTGCGTTCGGCTGTTTCGTACAATTCACGGAACCGGTCAACATCAATAAAAAATGCATCGTACATTTCTGGAACATCATGTGGCGAGAACAAGGTGATGTCGCCATTGGTTAGCAGTCGTTCGTACATGACTTTATTAAACTGCACGCCATAGTCCATGTGCCGTACACGATTGTCTTCAGTGCCTTTATTATTTTTTAATACCAGTAGATCTTCAACTTCTAAATGCCAAATTGGATAATACAGCGTGGCCGCGCCATTGCGCACTCCGCCCTGGCTACAACTACGTGTGGCTGCTTGAAACATTTTATAAAAGGGAATAACGCCGGTGTGATAAGCATCACCACTACGTATGGGTGAGCCAAGAGCACGAATGCGACCTGCGCCGATGCCAATACCTGCCTTTTGACTTACGTATTTTACAATGCTCGATGTAGTTGCGTTAATGCTATCAAGACTATCACCAGTTTCAATAAGCACACAACTACTAAATTGTCGTTGTGGGGTTCTCACACCTGCCATCACCGGTGTGGGCAGACTGATTTGGTGTGTGCTGATAGCATCGTAGTAGTCTTTGACAAAGTTTAGTCGTGTGTCTTTGGGGTAATTGCCAAACAATGTGGCTGCAATTAACACATAGGCCACCTGTGGTGTTTCAAAAATTTGTTTTGTTACACGATTTTGAACCAAGTACTTGCCACGGAACTGCTCCATGGCAGCATAAGTTAGATTTTCGTCACGGTCGTGTCGAACAAATGCATTAATTTTTTCCCATTCATCTAGAGAGTAAGTATCCAAAAGTTCTGGATCATAAAATCCCCGTGACACATTCTTCTCAACTAATTCACGCACATGACACGGGATAAAGTCACCGTAGACCTGTTTACGAATATGATAGCAAATTAACCTACCTGCCACATATTGATAATTTGGAGTTTCTTCGCTGATCAAATCTGCCGCACTCTTGATCAATGTTTCCTGTATGCTTGCTGTTGGTATGCTGTTGTAAAATTGTAAGTGACTTTTGATTTCTACTTCGCTTGCCGATACGCCAGTGATTCCTTGTGTTGCCCAAAAAACTACCTTGTG